AACTGGCGCGAGGTCGCGGATTTTTTTGGAGACCGCCGCAACCCCCGCCTTCGGCTCTACAGCATTCCCTCCCCCTGAATCGGAGACCTCAACGTGACGATGACACCGACCCTCGCGGACCTGTGGTCCGAGGCGAACTGGCTGGAGTGGCGCGAGCGGATCGCGCACCTGAACGTGATCCGCCTCGATGAGCTCGTGACCACCGAGCAGTCGCGCGGCGAGTTCATCGAGGGTGCGCGTCTGCTGCGTCTGGACCAGCGGGTGCGCGCCGGCGACGGTGGTCGAGGACCGTCACCGATGCAGCTGGTCGTCGCCGACCTGCTCGCCGCGGGCCGGTTCATGAACGTGATCTTCGAGCCGCGCCGTTCGACCAAGACCACCGCCGTGCAGGCCGTGCTCATGGGCCGCTGCTACCACCGCGACGACTACCAGGTGGGATGGACGATGTTCACGACCGGTGCGAAGGCGGGGGAGCGGTTCAGGAAAGACATCGTCGCGCACCTCGAACGCCTCTACCCGGATCCTCGGCAGAGCCCGATCAAGATCAACGTCGGCAAGGGCACCGAGCATCTGCACTTCACGCAGACCGGTTCGTACCTGAACGTGTACACGCCTAACGGTGACGGGTTCCGGTCGGGCGGTTTCGACGCCGCGTTCGGTGACGAGGCGGCCGAGGCCGACATCGAGCAGGGCGAGGACGTGGAGCGGGCGGTGATCCCGACGATGGACACAAAGCCGGGCGCGCAGTTCATCCTCGCCGGGACCGGCGCGAAGTGGCGCACCGGGAACCTGCTGTGGCGGAACCTCCAGGACGACGAGGCCGCGGTCGGCTGGCACGGCATCCCCGAGACCGTCGACCGCGCCGAGCTCGCGTCGTGGGAACCGGACATCCCACACCCGCTGACCGGGGCGACGGGCGGGCGCATGCGGGAGTGGATCGAGCTCACGCACCCCGGCGTCGGCTTCACGACCCCGGTGGATGCGGTGAAACGGTCGTTCGACAAGTGGAAGCTGGACGACTTCCTGCTGGAGTACGGCGGACAGTTCGGCCTCGAAGGCGCAGCGGACACCCTGATACCGCCGGCCTGGTGGGAGCGCGCCGCGGTCAACAGGTCACTGGATGAGATCGGGATGCCGGACAGGTTCTCCGCGGCGATGAAGGTCCACCACCTCGGCACGCATGCCGCGCTCGCCGTCGCGTGGGAGTACGAAGAGCCCGCCGATCTCGTGTCTGACGCGCTCGCCCTCGACGGGCAGACCGACAAGCCGCGCCGCCGCGCGATCGCGGTGTGGCTGCACCAGCGCGGCACTGACGGGTTCGACCGTGACGTGCTGCTGAAGATGCGCCGCCGCAAACTCGTGTACGACAACTACGGGCACACCGCGATCATCGCGAAGAAGCTCGCCGGCGCCCCGATCCGCCCCGAACTGGTGCCGGCCAAGACGGGCGACATCCCGCTGTCGACCGTGCGCCTGCTGCAAGAACTGGAGGCGGGCACCGTCGTGCACTTCCGGCAGACCGTGCTCACCGACGCGGCCAGCATCGCCGTGCGTCAGTCGTTCGGCAACTACGGGTCGTTCCGGTTCGGCGCCCCGAAGGCCGACCCCGAGGCCGACGTGACCGCGCTCGAAGCAGCCGCGCTCGCCCTCCACTACCTCGATGACCAGCCCCGACCTGTCAGCCCCGCGAGCGCGATGGAGTTCGACCAATGATCAAGCACGACATCTCCCCTGTCAGCGTGGTGACGACCTGCACGGAGTGCCCGCACTGGCAGGCGTTCTCGTTCGACCTCGAAGAGGCAGACCGGCGGCGCGCGAACCACCTGATCGCGGTCCACGGTGTCGAGCCGGCGCGGGCGCTGGAGGCGTCGCGGAAGCGTGCGACACGCCGAAGTCGACACGCGGTGTAAGCCGGTGGCGGTGATCATCCGGATCATCTGTGCTCGTGGGAATCTTCAGCCGCCGGATCGCCGATCACTACGCACCCTCAGCGTCGGTGCCGATCGCCGTCGCGTCACCGTGGCAGCCCACGGACCTGCTCACGCAGATCACGATCGACAACATGATCGCGACCGAAATGCAGTCCGGTGTCGTCCCCGTCACCCGCGACATCGCGTTGCGGGTTCCCGGCATCAAGCGCGCCCACGGCGTGCACTGCACCCTGTTCGCTCAGACCACGTTCCGCCTCACCGACCCGGCGGGCGCCCCGCTGCCGGATCAGCCGAAGTGGCTCGGCAACTCGAAGAGCGGTGTCTCGCCGTATCACCGCAAGTTCGGTGTGGCGTCTGACCTGTTCTTCAACGGATGGGCGGCGCTCGGCTTCACCGAGGACAAGAGCGACGCGCTGCATATTCCCTTCGGCGCGTGGAGCGTCAGCCGCGACGGGAAGACGATCGACGTGGACGGGTCGATCGTGCCCGCGGCGTACCAGGCGCAGATCGTCGTGATCCCGCTCGGGTACGGCGAGAACGGGCTGCTGGTCGACGGGATCGACACGGTGCGCGAGGCACGCCTGATCGAGGCCGCGTACATGGACCGCCTGGAGAATCCCGTCCCGCTGACCATCCTCGGCATCCCGAAGGAAGTGTGGGAGTCGTGGTCCGTCGCCGAACGGAAGCAATACCGCGACCAGTACGCGGACGGCCGCAAGTCCGCGAACGGGTCGATCGCGACGAAGGTCGCTGAGTTCCCGATTGACTTCCCCGGCGAGGTCCCCGTCGACCTGTACGAGTCCGGCCGCAACGCCGTGCGCCTCGACATCGCCAACCACACCGGCACCCCGGCCGGCGTCATCGAGGGGGTCCGTCAGGGCGGCTCGGGCGGTGGCACCGAGATGCGTTACACCGGTGTCGCCAACGGTGCCGCCCGAAACGAGCTGTGGGACTTCGGCAAGGCCAAGCAGATGGTCCTCGCGTTCGAAGCGCGGCTGAGCCTGGACGACGTGAGCCCCGAGGGCACCGCGATCCGCGGCGACGCATCCAGCATCCTCGACATCCCCAACCCCGTCAGCACGTCACCGAGCGAGGCATGAGCATGGACACCGAACACGTCATCATCGACGCCGGCACCCTGGAGTTCTCCGAAGAGGACCTGACCGCGACCGGCCTCGCCGTCCCCTTCGGCGTGAAAGCGCGCAGCAACCTCGGCGAGTTCGAGGTCGAGCCGGGCGTGTTCGCCGTCCCCGAGGACCTCACCGGCGCAGCCCTGAACATCGAACACCGCCGCGAAGATGTCGTCGGCGCCCCGGCACGGTTCTGGGAACAGCCCGAGGGGATCCTGACCGCCGTCAAGTTCGCGAACACCCCCGAAGGCCGCCAGGCGTTCGCGGACGCGAAGAGCGGCAAGCGCAAGAACCTGTCGGTCGAGGCATCCGGCGTCCGCATCCGCAACGGCAAGGCAATCGCCGGGCGCATCTTCGGTGTCGCGCTGGTCGAGAAGCCCGCGTTCGCCGGTGCCACGCTGCTCGCCGCCGAGGACACCGAGCCTCTGCCGGACCCGGCACCGGTCCTCGACACCGACCCGGAGAACCCCGAGCTTCAGATGCCGCAACTGCCGGCATCGATCACCGTCACCACGGACGAAGGGTCCGCGGTCTACACCCCCGAGGCCGACCCGGCCGAGGACAACCCCGAAGGAGGGTCCATCGTGACCGCCACCGCCACCGAGCCGGGTCAGCAGACACCGGCACCCGCCGTCCCGACGACCCTGCTCGCATCCGCGCCCGGCGCCGATGTCGAGCAGATCACGAAGGCCTACGAACTGGGCACGATCTTCGCGTCCATCGCGGCCGTCAAGTCCGGGGCCCCCAACAAGCAGGACGCCGAGACCCTGCTCGCCGCCCTGTCCGACATCAAGGTGAACGCATCCGGCGGACTCACCACCGCGACCGGCGGTGTCATCGCCCCGGCATGGGTCGGGAAGGTGTGGCAGGGCCGCACCTACGCCCGCAAGTTCATGGACCTCGTGGTCCACCAGTTCGGCATCAACGTGTCCGGCCGCAAGGGCTGGAAGCTCGACCAGGGCACCGGCCTCGTACAGCCCTGGGGCGGCAACAAGGCGGACATGCCGTCCGGCACCGGCAGCACGTCGGTGATCTCGGCCACCCGCCGCGCCTACGGCTGGGCCGCCGACTTCGCCCGCGAGTTCTGGGACCTCAACGGCGGCGAAGAGGTCGTCGCCGCGTTCATCCAGGGCGTCGTGGACTCTTACGCCAAGATCACCGACCTCGACGCTCTCGCCGACATCCTCGGCGCCGCGGCCGGCGCGGTCAACCAGACCACCGGTGTGATCACATCGGATGGTTCCAGCATCCTCGCCCCCGCGTCGGACTACCCGACCGAGTACCCCGAGGCGATGGGCATCGTGATCGACGCGATCGACCTCGTGACCGACGCCGACGACGACCCCGGATTCGTCCTCGTGAACGCCGCCGCGTGGCGTCAGCTGCGGTTCACGCCCAAGGACCTCGTGCCCGAGTACGTCACGTTCTCGGTGCGCGGCGACGGCACCGGCAGCGGTGACGGCGTGATCGTCAAGCGGGCACCCGACACCGCCTTCGCGACGGCCGGGTTCGACAACACCGCCCCCGCGGCGGTTGCCGGCGCGCGCAACGCGATCGAGTTCCGCGAGCAGGGCGAGACCCCGATCAACCTCGAAGCGCTCGACATCGCCCGCGGCGGCATCGACAAGGCCGTGATCGGCTACCTCGAAACGTTCGTGGTCCGCCCCGAAGCGCTCGTCGCAATCGGAACCGAGCAGGTCTGAGCGACCGGAGCGTAGGCGATGACCGAATGGTTCACGACCGAGGGGGCCACTCCCGAGGAAGAGGAAGCCGCACAAAACCGGCTGGTGCTGGCGTGGCGTGATGCCCCGCTGGAGTCCCCGGAGGTGTGTCAGCTGATCCTCGACGTGGCTCGTGAACAGGTCATCGCCTACGCTCCCGACCCCGGCACCGCCGAGGCGGCCGTCGCGGCCGTGCTGGGCCGGTTCGGGCTGGAGCATCACCTGACCGACGTGCTCGCGATCCTCGAACTGGACGACCTGACCGACCCGCCCCGCCGGTACGTGTACGCGCAGCTGCAGCAGGCACGGAACCTGTGGGAGGCGGGCCGGGTCAACCAGAACGGTGAGGTCGGCGCCGAGGGGTTCAGCTTCATCCCGCGCCCGCTGGACAAGACGATCCGGTCGATCATCCGCCCGATGGACGGGAAGCCGCATGTTCTCTAGCATCGCCGAGATTCGCACCGCCGTGCGCGACCGGCTCGCGCCGGTCCTGCCGGCTTCGTGGGACTGGAAGCCGAACGTTGACACGCTCACCACGGCCAGCACGCCGACGGTTTATATCGAGTTCACGGGCATCGCGTCGTCTGACGAGACCGGGCCGCTCGCGCGCGGGTACTCCGCGCCGCAGCTGAACCTCGTCGTCACGGATCCGCACACCTCCACCGCGAAGGCCGAGGATGCCGTCGACATGCACCTGCTGCGGGTGCTGTCGAAGATCGAGTACTCCGATGACCTGCACTGGTCGACCGCGAGCAAGCGGCGGCTGGAGAACGGGCAGCTGGCGTGGATCATCCCGCTGACCGCGCTCGCGTATACCCCTGATCCCACACCACCCATTGAGGAGTAGTCATGCCCGAAGTCAAGAACGCCGCGTACATCGGCGGCAACGGAACGATCACGGTCGCCGGTGACCAGCACTTCGGTGTCACCTCGTGCATGCTCGTGAACACCGCCCCCGACGAGCAGGTCGTGGACATCGGCGGTGACGTGCAGGCTGCGGTCGGCGTCCCGGTCTGGCGTCTGCAGATCGAGGCGAACCAGGACAACGTGACCACCGGCGCCCTCACCCGCCAGTCGATCGGCTGGCACGGGACCGAGCAGCCCGTCGTGTTCACCCCGCAGGACGGGGGCGATGTCCTCGCGGTCACCGTGAAGTGGAAGGCGGCGAACCGTGGCGGTCCCTCGCAGGCGCGGCACACCACCTCGCTGGACCTGCCCGTCGTGGGTGCGCCCGAGATCACGCCGCCCGTCTAAGCCATGTCCGGCCGTATCTCTCTGCTGATCGACTCACCCCTGCGCGATCTGCTCATCCTGCTGCGCGGTGTGCCCGCTGAAGCACGCAAGCAGGCGATGATGCATGCCCGCGACGAGGCGACCCCGATCTGGTTCGAAGAGACCCGCGGCCGCGGTGAGACCCGCCTGGAGCAACGGGTGCTCGTCAACAGCGCGAAGGTCGGCGTCACCGGCAGGAACATCTTCCTGCGCTCAGGTGGCGTCGGCCGGCTGTCCAGCGGCACCGACGTGTCCGTGCTCGCGAGCGCGGCCGAGTTCGGAGCATCCGCGACCACGGCGGTGAGCTCGCGCACCCGCACGGGCACCCGGTACACGCGCAAGCTGGGCCGGTCGTTCCGCCCGCCCCGTCGCGGCGGTTACGTGTTCTACCCGGCCGTGCGCGACGCATCCGCGCGCATCACGTCGGTGATCATCCAGTCGTGCCGGCGGGCACTATTCGACGCGCTCGACGGGAAGAGGTGACCCATGGGCAAGGCACATGAAGTCGCGATCGGCATGGACGGCCGCGAGTTCGATGAGGGCGTGCGCCACGGCATCATCAAGCCGATCGAAGAGGCCGCGCGCGCGCTCGATGACCTGGGCGGCGACGGTGCCCGCGATGTCGGCAAGCTCGAAGACGCGATCAAGGACGCCCAGGACCAGACGAAGAAGCTGGACCGGAGCGTTGAGCAGGTCGGCGACGGTACACGGAAGAGCTTCGGCAAGGCCAGCGACAACGTAGGCGAGTTCAAGGACGAGGCGAAGCAGAATTTCTCCGAGATCACGTCGTCGTTCGACGGGTCTATGGAGTCGATCAGTGAGCTCGCGCAGGGCACCCTCGGCGGTCTGGCGTCCAGCCTTCCTGGGATCGGTGCCGCGGCCGGTATCGCAGCGCTCGGCATCGGCGCGATCACCGAAGAACTGACCAACACCGCCGAACGGTCGAAGGAGATCAAAGAGGGCATCATTCAGGACTTCGTGGAGATCGGCGATGCCCTCGACAAGGAGGCCGTCGACGCGCGTGTGCGCGACATCCTCAACGCCGAGGGCACCCGCAAGGAAGCGCAGCTGCTGGCCGACATCATGGGCATAACCGTGGGGCAGGCTGTCCTCGCCATGGCGGGCGACTTCGAGTCAGCCGGCGTCACCGTCGATCAAGTCATGGACGGGATCAACAACGCCTCGGGCAGCGTCGACACGAAGGTGTGGTCGGACCTGAAGAACACGGTCGACAGCACAACCGACGCGATGGAGGCCGGCCGCGAGGCCGCCGCGGCGCGCGCCGAGGCCGAGAAACGCACCGCCGCGACCGTGGAGACCGAGCAGAAGAAGCAGCAAGACGCGATCGCCAAGACCGCCGAAAAGCTCATGGGTTTCCCGGCCGAGCGTGACGCGCGCGTGAAGATCTACGTGGATGACTCCAACCTGACCAACTACCGCCCGCCGACGATCCGCGTGAACGCCGTCATCGGCAACCCGAGCCTGGGCGGCAGGGGCTGGCAATGAGCGCGGGAACCATCACGTGGTCGGGTGACCCGATCGAGCCCGACACGATCGAAGAGCCCGAAGCGATGATCTCGGGCGGCAACATCATCCACACGATCCTGGGCCGTGACGAACCGGACGTGACCATGCGGCCGGCCGGGTTGCGCACCGGCACGCTCGTGCTGTCGTTCCCCGACGAAGCGACGCAGGCCGCTGCCCGCATCGCGCACCAGCAGCCGGAGGAGTTCGCCCTGACGGTGATGGGCCGTTCCTACCTCGATATGACGTATGTCCTTTCGCCGCAGGGCATCCGTTCGTATCGGACCCCGGGGGGTCGGTTCGTGGTCGAGGTGGGGTATCAGGAGGTCACCCCGTGACCCGATCCACCCACACCTACACCGCGTTCCTGATCGGCTCGCCCGATGTGGAACTGTCGGTGCGTGGCGGGCGGATCACGCTCGACTCGGGTAGCGCGCCGCACGTGACGGGGTATGTCGATGTGGCGGTGCCGGATGAGTCGATCCTGACGGACTTGGATCCGCGCGACGGTGTGCGCATCCGTGTGGAAGCGGATGCCGTGTTCCCGTCTTTCAGCACGTCACGGATGTTCGATCTAGGGTTGCGGTCGCGGCCGATGCGTCATCGTGACGCCGTTGTGACGCTCGATCTCGCATCCGATGAGGCACTGTTGGGCGACTACGCACCGCTGACCGATGACGCGACCCCGCGCACGCATGAGTCCTCGCTGCGCGCGGTGTGCAACTACGTGCTGGGAAAGATCGGCGCATCCCTCGCAGCGAGCCCCGCGAACGATGCCGACGTGACGGCGTATTGGCAGTTGTCGAACCTGATCACAAACCCGAGGGCGGCGACTACGACAGGGTTCGACCGAGATAACGCGGGCGGCACGGTCACCCTTTCCACTCAGGCCGTATCAGCAATGGCTGGATCATCGAACACTGGCACCATTCAGGGGCTTGTGTCCGACACTTCGGCTACGGTCATCATCCTACGCACCCGCGTTTCCATCACTGCCGGCCGATGGTACTCAGCGCGTGTCGGCGCCCGGAAATCCAACGCGGGTGCCGCTGTCACCGCAGTTGCACAATTGGTCTGGCGGAACGCGGCAGGTGCTTTGGTGGGTGTCGTGAGCGGCAGCACATCGGCCTTGTCCGGCACCGACTCTTCCTATCGCACAGTCTCGGGACTCTCTCCGATCGGCGCGACGCAGGTCGACGTTGCCGTTCGGTTCGACGGGACAGTCGCAGTCGGCGACTCGGTAAATGGCCGCAACTGGATGCTAGTGGAGGGCCCTGAAGCCGTCCCGTATTTCGATGGTGGGTCTTCGCTCGGTGGCTATACCTGCACATGGCAAGGTGACGCGGATGCGGCGACGAGCCTGCGGACGCCTCTCGCGCCGCTCGATGCCCGCGGGCCTGACTCTCTCGTATGGAGAGCGGGCCAGTCCGCGATTGACTTCCTCATGCCTCTTGTCCAGGCAAACGGCTACCGGCTGGTCTGCGACGAAGCGCGGGAGTGGACACTGCGGAGCGCCGACTACGTCGCGCCCGGCGCATCCACGTTCGTCCACGGGGTCGACCTCACAGAAGCCTCTGACACGCTCGACCGTGAGTCGACATGGTTCGACGGCCAGGTGACCCGCTATCGCTGGGAGGATCCGAACGGCATCAGTCAGGAACGCGCCGATTCCTGGGCGCTCACCGGCTCACCCACGCGCGTAAACCTCGTGGAGATCAACGCCCCCTACCCCGGAACGGGTCGTTCGGAGTACGCCGTCAGGCGCGCCCAGGGCCGCGGTCGTGAAGTTGTCGCGTCACGGGTAGCCCGATGGGATGAACGCGCTGAGCAGGACGTCAGCGTCCTACTCAGCGGCGCGCCCACCCAGGTGGGCCTGACAGATCGCGTCGAGTTCAACCTTGACAACGATGAAGTGACCGTGACCACTCGCACCAGCGACGCAAATCCCGGATCTATTGATCTGCTACCCGGCACGATCGACAGCCTCGCCGGGTTCATCAACGATCTCTAGGAAACGGAGTTCCCATCATGGCAATAGGTGACGACGCAATCGCAGCGGGAATGGCAAACGTCAACGGTGCAACGACGCCGGCGAACACCATTGACACCGAGATCATGCTGACCCGCGACTACATCGCGCAGCGTACGGCGGCAATCGCCCTCGCCACCCCAACAGCCAGCGGCAGTCAACTCGTGAAGTGGGATGCCAGTGGACGCATTCAGGCGGTAGGCCCTGATACACCGTTCGATGTAGCGAACAAGGGCTACGTCGACAGCGTGGTAGCCGCGATCAATCTGTCGTGGGGTTCGATCAGCGGCAAGCCCTCCACGTTCCCCCCGTCTGCGCACAATCACGACGCCGGGAACATCACCTCCGGCACGATCACCCGCCCGGTATCTACGTCCGGCGAAGGTCGGTTCGGAGCCGCGTGGAACAACAACATCGTGTCAACCCGGCGCGCGGTGTGGATGGAAGCAGACGGCACCCTCGGGCACACGGCATCCGCCCGGAAGTTCAAGCAGGACATCCGCCCCGCCGAACTGACCTTCGAGCAGCTGCGCGCGATCCCCGTCGTCCTGTACCGGTACAGGAAGCAGGTCGCCGCCGAGAAGGCCGGGAAGATCGACCACGCCGCGACCGAGATCGGCACCCTCGCCGACGACCTCCACGACCTCGGCCTGTGGCAGTTCGTGATCTACGACAACGACGGCGCCCCGCTGTCGGTGCATTACGAACTGCTCGCCCTCGCCGCGCTCAGCCTCGGCCAGCAGCTCGCCGACCGCGTCGAAGCCTTCGACGCGCGCCTGACCGCGCTGGAGGACCGATGACCCGCCGACCAAGCGCCGGCACAGTCGGCGACGGGTTCGGGATGCGATGGCACCCGATCCTCAACCAGTGGCGCCACCACGACGGCGAAGACATCGGCCACGACGCCGGCCTGATCCTCATCGCCCCGACCCGCGCGCAGCTGGTCGCCTACAGCGACGCCGGCGGCTGGGGCCGCCGCGCGGTCCTCGAAGCCGGAGACACCACGATCAGCCTCGCCCACACAGACCGTCTCGCACCGGGAGTGAACCTCGGCGACTGGCTCGATGAAGGCGACCCTGTCGCGATCATGGGCAGCACAGGACTGTCGACCGGTGTCCACGTGCACTGGGAAGTCATCGTCAACGGCCATCTGGTCGACCCCGCCGGGTGGCTCGCTCAGACCGCCGGCACCATCACCCCGACACCCCGACCACCCATCACCGACACGCAGGAGGAAGACATGTCCCAGCCCCGTCAGATTCACTACCGCACGAGGACGGGAAAGGTGATCCGGGCGCTGCTCGTCACCGGCACCGGCTACTTCGTGAAGTGGACCGAGACCGGCGCGACCTACGCGAACAACCTCGCCCGCGGGTTCGACACCGGATCCTCGGTCGAGGTCACCGAATCCATGTTCGGTGTGTTCGAGCGTGAGGCGCAGGCCATGCGCCCGAAGGACGCCCTGTCGATCGAGCTCGCCGAAGCGTAATGGCGGATGTCGTGCTCATCGCGATCGTGAGCGTGCTCGGAGTCGTCGTTGCGGCGGTCATCGGCGGCATGGTCACGATCGCAATCAACCTCGCCCGCTGGCACGCAGACAACCGGCAACTGTGGCTCTGGAACCGGCAGCTGGTCGATCACATCTACCGGGGACTGCCACCCCCACCACCGGCACCACCCGCCGGCATCTTCGATTGAAAGGACCCACCTCATGAACACCCAGGAATCCCGCGCCGCGCGCCGCGCCGCGCTCGAACAGGCCGGCGCGATCGACCTGCCCGCCCCGGTCGTCACCTTCGAGGGCGGCTACCAGCCGACGATCCCGGCGAAGGTCCGGGATGCCGCCTACATCGGCGGGCTCATCGTGACCGGTGCCGTCGCGATCACGGTCCCGTCGATCTCGGCCCTCGCGCCCGATGTCGCCGGCGTCGCCGCGCAGATCGGCACGGCCGTCCTGTCAGGCGTCGGCCTGATCGTGTCCGGCCTCGGCGTCGTCTACCGCCCCGGCGCGCAGCGCTGACCCGATACGATGCCGACCATGGACGCAACCTTCACCCTGCTCAGCATCATCCTGCCGATCCTCTCGTGGGCGATCGCGCTCGTCGTGCTCTACTACGTCATCCAGGCGGCGATCGTCGCCGCGATGAAGCGGGTACGGCGCGAGGCGTGGACCGAGCAGCACATGCCCGAGAAGGCGACCTGGCTGACCCAGCGGCAACGCGACGAACTGTCCGCCCGCCTCAACCAGTGACCTACGCGGCGGCGAGAGACCTCGGCACGATCAGCGTGCCGGCGGCAACTCGCCGCCGCGCGCTGTCGTCCAGGTGCAGGTAGCGTTGCGTCGTCGCGAGCGATGCATGCCCGAGCATGTCCTGCACTGCGCGCAGGTCACCGGTCGCCCTGTACGCGGCTGTCGCGCCCGCGTGACGCAAGCTGTGCGGGTTCCACCCGGTCACCCGCGTGATGATCTTGTTGACGCTCATCGGGTGCATGTGCGGGCCGCTCAGCCCCGGAAAGTAGTAGCCGCGCCCCTGCTCTCGTTCGAGCGTGTGCAACGCGAACAGGAGCGGCTCGTTCGCGTACACGATGCGTTCCTTGTCGCCCTTGCCGACGATCCGGAGCCGGTCACCTTCGCGGGCGCTCGTGTGCAGGGTGGTCAGTTCCGTGAGCCGCAGGCACCCGTAGCGGGCGAGCATGATCATCGCCCGCTCGGCTGGTGTCGCGCGCGCGAGCGCGATCGCGATGTCGTCATCCGGTGCCACGCGCGGCACCCGAACCGGCACCCGCACGGACCCGAGGTCTGCGGTCGGGTCATCGGCGCGGATGCCGCGGCGATGCGCCCATCCGAAGAACACTCGCCACGACGCCAGGTGTGATTTGCGTGTCTCGGCCGCGAGCCCTCGACGCGCGGCCAGCACGGATTCGAGCACCTCGCCGGTCACCGTCGCGAGGTCGACGGCGGATGCCAGTGTGCGCATGTGCCGCATCCGCAGCGTGATCGTGGAGTCCATCCGGTCTGTCGATTGAAGCCAGGCCAGGAACCTACTGAGCAGTGCATCATTCCCCATGAGACATGTCTAAGCGATCACCCTGAGCGGCCGCCCAAGCGGCGGCCAGCGACTCGGTGACCGTGGGCCGCGCGTCGCGCCATTGCGCGTAATCCTCCATGGTCCGCCTGGCCCGCTCGATCCCGTGCACGCGCAGGTCATGCCCAATCGCGGCATCCCAGTCGCTCTGCGTCATCATGACGCGCGCCGCCCCCGCGCAAAGTCGGCTCGGATGAGTTCGCCGAGCGGCAAACCGATAGGTTCTTGGTTCGAGTCCAAGCCGGGGAGCTCTTCAAAGAGGCGACCGACCGAGACGTTCAGAAACTCGGCGGTCGCCTCTAGCTCGTCCGGGGTCCATGGCGACAGCCCGGACATGCGTCGACTCGCCGACGCCTGCGTGACGCCGAGCGCCGCCGCAAGCTGCACCTGCGTCTTGCCGCGCATGCGCATGATCAGGCTCACGTTCAGGCCGACACGCACATTCACCGGGCGCCGTTCCGGCATCTGGATGAGGTTGCTCATGTCGTGATGGTATGCCAAACCGTACCAATCCGCAACGATCCGACACGCCATGACACATTATGCGCGTCGTGCATGCTACTGTCCTCGCCATGGGTATCCACGAAGTGCAAGCTCTTACGCCAGCCGAGACAATGAAGTCTCTCGGGATCAGCCGAAGCACACTGAACCGCTACGTCGAGGCCGGCGCACTTTCCCCGATGCGACTGCCCTCGGGACACCGCCGGTTCTCATCCTCACAGGTCGAGGCGATCCTCGCGCGCCGTGAGCCGTGGGAGCAGTCGTGAACGCGGTCACTCTGCTGGACCTGTTCCTGGAGGCCGCGGCCGAGCGTGCCGCGTTGCGCGCGCAGCTGGAGTACGCGATCGAGGCATGGCAGCGCGCTGAGGCCGCGGCCGATCACTGGTACTTCGCGGCGAACAACCCGGAAGAGGTTCGCGAGCAGCGGGCTGAGTTCTTGCGCTGGGCGGCATCGCTCGGCGGTGAGCCGTTGACCGTCGAGGTCATGGAAGAGCGGGCGCGTGCTCTGCGCGTCGAGATCGATGAACGATGGGCGGCTGAGTCCGCCGGAAGGAAGGCATCATGACCACGTTCCGAGACATCGACCAGACCGGGCGCACACGCCCGCGCGGGCTCGGCGCGCTGATCCCGACCGAGCCACCGAAGCCGGCTGTCACCGCCCTGGACAAGCAGTTTCAGTGGAAGCAGCTCAACGCGGCACTGTTCGCGATCCGCAATGCCGAGTTCGAGTACGCGCGCGGCAACCACGAACCCGCCGGCGTCTGGATGGACGCCGCACGCCACGCGCTCGGCGCCCTCGCCCTGTCCCTCGCTGAGGGACCGGCCGCTGACGGGTACGCGCGCCTGTTCGAGACCATCGTCACCCCCCCTCAGGTGCGTCGTCGTGATTGAGGAGTTCCCGCCGCACATCGCGGTCCCGCTGATCCTCATCGCGTGGGCGCTGTGGCTTGGTCCGAGCGCCGCGCGCGCCGTGTCCGGCTACTACGCCCGCCGGGCCCCTAACCAACCCGAACAGGAGTCGTGATGAGCGAGAAGCGCAAAGACGTCCATGTTGTTGTCCCGGTGTCTGCCGACGAGGAGGGCGTGACGGATGTCAGCGCCTACTTCCCCGCGATGATGACCGAGGGTGAGTGGGCGCAGTTCCATCGCGTGCTCGAAGCAATGAAGCCCGCTCTGGTTGTGCAGCTTGCACAAGTCCAACCGGACAGGAGCGAGTGATGACTGAGTGGAAGGGCGTCACGCAGAAGTCGCGCGGGTCGGAAGAGTTCGAACCGGATGATCCGTCATGAGCGGGCGCACGACGGTCACTTGCGAGCGATGCGGGGACGAGAGGGACGCCGCAGAGCACGACGAGTACGGCCACGTCTGCGACGACTGGTGGGATGAGCACGGCATCTTCGATGCACTCCCGACCCAGCACTTCGAGTTCCATCCCGAATCGACCGGTTCGGAGTCTGACGGGTGAATTTCACGGATCCAGACACGGGCAAGCTTGACGCCACGCTGATCGCTGAGCACGTGGCCGAGCATCCGACACCTCTCGGCCGTGGTGTCGACGGCGACCTGTACGAGTACCGCGGGGGCGTGTTCGTGCGTGACGAGGACGTGGTGACGAAGCGTGTCGCGCGGGCGCTCGGCGCGAAGTACTCCCGAACGGTCGAGGGTCAGGTGTCCGCCCACCTGCTGAACGTGGACCTGCCCGAAGTCGGCCTGCCCGATCTCCCGCGCGGCCGGCTCGACTACATCGTGCTCGAGAACGGCATCTACTGGTGGCCAGACGACACGCTGGAGCCTCACACGTCGGCGCTCGGCGCGCTCACGAAACTGCCGATCACTCATGACCCGATCGTGGTCCCGCACTCGTTCATGGAGTGGTTGACGCAGGTTCTCGGCGATGACCCTGAGATGCACCGGCACATGTGGGAGGTGCTCGGCTACCTGCTCATGACCGGCAACCCGCTCCAGAAGATATTCCTGCTGCACGGTGAGGGTGGCAACGGCAAGGGCACCCTGTTGCGCGTCCTGCGCGCCCTGCTCGGCCGCGAGAACTATTCGAGCGTGTCGATGCACCAGCTGGTCGATGACCGGTTCGCCACGAGCGGGCTCTACGGCAAGATCGCGAATATCAGCGGTGACCTGTCCAGCCGGTTCCTGTCCGACCCTCAGGTGCTGAAGGAGATCACCGGCGGTGACTCGATCAGCGCATCCAGGAAGTTCGGGCAGTCGTTCGAGTTCGTGCCCTACGCGGTCCCGATCTTCGCGTCCAACGAGTACTTCCGCACCTCCGACTCATCGATCGGCTGGCGTCGTCGCTGGGAGGTCATCGAGTTCTCACGCAAGGTCGACGGGCTCACCGGGTTCGATGAGCAACTGCTGCTCGATGACCTGCCCGGCATCTTCAACGTGGCCATGGAGGGCCTTCGCCGCCTCATGGCGCGCGGCAAGTTCGCCCCGCCGACCGATGCCGTCGAGGCCACCGAACGGCTGCACGATTCCGCCGACCCGTTCATGCTGTGGCTGGACGACGACGAGCACGTGTTCCGTGAGCCCGACAGCATGGCGCCCTGCGCCGACGTGTACCGCAAGTACTCCAACTGGTGCAAGCGCAACGGCTACTCTGCGCTTGCCTCTGGCCCGTTCGGGATGCGCCTCAAAGGCGTCGGCATCACCAAGACCCGCCCTCGCCAGGGAACCTCGCGCACCTGGCACTACCAGGGCATCGACGTGATGCTCGGAAGCACGGACGCCTGATCATGCGCCGGTCCACACGGGCGGTCCAGACGGGGCTGTGGTCCAACCGAGCACACCCCGCACCCCGAGATATTCAGGGCATTCTGCCAGGAATGGGCTGTGGTCCAGACGAGCGGTCCAGGCGTGGTCCAGGCGCGGTCCAGGCGCGATGCCAGTGGGGGGGCGGCTGGTCCAACCGGTCCAACCTCTTCTCTACCCATTACGTAAGAGAGAGAAAGAGTAGAAGTAAGCAACTCGGTTGGACCGTGTGGACCGCATGACTGCGAAGCATCGTGATCCCGAGTACCTCCGCAACGCGCGCATCATCCGTGCGCAGGTCGCCCGCGCGCGCCGCCTCGGCGAGGACGTGTACTGCTGGCGGTGCCGTCGCATCATCGACCCTGCCGAGCAGTTCGATGTCGGACACATCCGGCCGGACGGCGGTCCCGGCCTTGACAACCTGGCGCCCGAGCATCGCCGCAAGTCAGCGCACTGCATCGGCAACCGTGCCGCCGGCGGTCGGCTCGGCGCAGCGCAGACCAACGCGCGCCGCACGTCCGCCGCGACACCGCGGCGATCGTCCGGCCTGCTCAACTGGCGCGAGGTCGCGGTCTTTTTTGGAGACCGCCGCAACCCCCGCCTTCGGCTCTACAGCATTCCCTCCCCCTGAATCGGAGACCTCAACGTGACGATGACACCGACCCTCGCGGACCTGTGGTCCGAGGCGAACTGGCTGGAG